TAGCACTCGCTGTCGCCCCGCTTGTAGATCGTCATCCGTCTGCCTTTTTGTCCTTACCTCGCGTTTCGTGGGCCGGACTCGATGTCGCCTCCAGTGCAGCGCGGATATCATCGTCCAGCGCGTGAGCGTACTTCGTCGTCGTCTGGATATCGGCATGGCCGAGTAGTCGCTGAGCAACACGCAGGTTTGATTTTCTGAGTACGCGTGTCGCCGCGGTGTGGCGCATGTCGTGGAAGTGAAAGTCCTCGATGCCCGTTGCCGCGATCGCGCGCCGCGCCGCAGTCTTGAGGCCATCTTCTGTCAATGGATACCGTTTGCCGCGGACGAGCCCACGCTTTTTCAAAGTGCGGCGTGCCACGTAGGTGAAGACGACGTCCGGGTGGTGATCCTTCTGCGACCACAGCAGATCATAGATCGCGTCCGACATGGGGATAGTGCGGCGCTTGTCGCCCTTTCCGAAGACAGTAAATTGCCGCCCAAAGAAATCGACATGCGGCCATCGTAGGCCGAGGATCTCCATGCGCCGGCAGCCAGTGAGGAATGCGAAGAGGACAGCTTCTGCATACCCTGGGCTCAACTCTGCGAGGATCGCCTCTTCCTCGGCCGTGCTTGCCTCACGAACGCGCTCCTGTCTCTCGCGAAGCATATGCTGCCCGAAATCGAAATCGGCCGTCTTCACCTTCCAGACGTTTCTGGCGCGCAGCATGATTTCGCGAAGCGGCTGGGTGCAGGTTCGGTTGACAGTTGCGGCGGAAACGAGTGGACGCTTGTCATCGCCCTTGATGTGCTCGCCGCGGCGCCGTGCGACAACGGCCGCAATCTTGGCGTCATCAATTTTCGCAAGATCTGTCTTCGGTCCGACAGCGTCGTTCAGCCAGGCTAGGACGTGGAGCGTGGTCTCGACATTCTTGTGGTGCTGGCCGATCTCTGTCCACCACCGCGATGATGCCTCTTCGAAGGTCATGCGATCGGCAGGCCGGTTCTCGGCCGCGATCAGTTCGGCGCGTATTGTTTCTTTGATCGAGTCTTCGACGCGCTTTGCGTCCCGCTTCGAAGTTGCGCCAGTTTTGCCCGAAAATCGACGACCCCTGAGGATGAAGTCGTAGGAGTATGCGCTTTCTCCTGGCCGCTTATAGACTGACACTCGCGCCTCCTCATATCGATGAAATCATCGAGATCGGCCTTGGTGTAGCGTCGTGTCGGTCGCTTCGTGCCGAGGCCGATGTTTATCCAGCGCAGGCTCCCGCTCTGCGTCAAGTGTGTGAGCTGCTTTTTCGAGATGCCGAGGTAGCGTGCCGCCGTGTCCGCACTCAAAAGCCCCTCATTCAGATCCGATGCTCCTGGGCCCGTTCTTCCAGCGGACATCTCACCCTCCCATGATCGAAACGGCGAGTATGGCAGTCAAGCCAATGCCTGTGCAAAGGCCGATGACGAAGCCAAGCCAAGAGGCGGTGCGAAGCGAGTAGGGAAGGGGATGCATCAAGCCGCCTCCTCTTCAGGAACGGCGATCGATGTGCCTTTCAGGCAAATGATGCGGATACCGCCGGCGCGCGCGTCTACCTTGCCGTCATTGATACCAGCAGCTTCGAGGGTTCGCATAACATCATAGAGCAAGGCCATGCGCGCGTTGCCGACGATGTCATCGTGGCGGACTGTGCCCCCCATGGCGTTTATCGAATGCCATAGCTGTTCGAGTGGGATTTCTTCCATCGTGCTTCCTTCCCATTGGAGCTGCCGCTATAGGCCCAACGGCCGCAGCAGATTTCAGACCAAGGTAGTCTGACGAGAAGAAAATATACGTTTAAAACGTATAATGCAACCACGTGAACGCTAAAAACGTGCGCGGAATTCAGTTGATGCCATCATTGAGATAAGCAGATGTGCTTACAACGGTTTCATTTGAAGTATGTGGACCCAGCCGCCTGAAGCGAAGCATCCGGCGCCCTTCTCACTCTTTGGTCATTTTCGGGCAAGGTGGCCGCAGATCCGCCCAATGATGGTAAGCCTAGAGAGCTCAACGGTAAAAGTCTCAAGCGCCGGGTTATCTGAAATGATCCGCACTTCGGTTGGGTCGGTGAATGGAATGCGTTGAATTCTCTTTATCTGCGGTTCGGCAAAGCCATCAGAGATCGCATAAACAGTATCAGATGTGAGGGTGTTTTGGTGGAGGTCCACAATTACTCGATCGCCAGGCATATATGTCGGTTGCATTGAGTCTCCGACAACTTCCATGATGATCGCGCCATTGGAGCTAACCTTAACTTCATTGTGTAGATATTCTGGTGGGAAGTGCCATTCTGCTATGACTTTGTGGCCTGAAATCGACTGATCGCGTAGCGGAATATTGATTACTTCACCATTCTGGCCATTTCCGGCGCCCAACTTAGCATCAATTTCCGGAATCGCGCCTTGCTCCGATGGCTTCCAGTGCTCACGCGTGAAGCCTAGCGCCGTCTCGCCCGTTTCTGACGAGTTGTCGGGGTCAAAAGACGCTATCAGTCGAGGACGTGTCGAGAGCGTCTCAGGTCGCGCAAGTGACCAAACATCCTCTTCAGTAATCGGCGGCTGACCGCGGCCAACAACAGCCTGCGCAAGCTTCTTTGCAATGTCTGCTGAAAGGAACTCTTTAGTGTACAGATCAGGGTTCTCGTAGCGCTGAATGCTGGAGCTATTGCGATACCCCATCGCTTTCGCGAGAGCGGCAAGAGATAAGCCTGCACGTTCGCGTAGCTCTTTGAATCTCGCGGTGACATTGAGCTTAGTTTTGGTCATTTTTCGACCTTACGCATAATGCGTATACGTTTTCCACGTTGACAATAATACGTTTAAAACGTACATTGTGACGAAGATGATCAAAGCGAGGTGCTTTATGAACACAGCGGAAAAGGTAATTGCCCGCTTTGGCGGGCTGACTGCCACGGCGCGTGCGCTCTCCGAGCACGGCACTGGTGTTCCTGTCACGACGGTCCAGGGCTGGAAAACGCGCGGACGTATTCCAGAGCGCTACTGGGCAAGACTTGTGGATGCCGCCTTTTGCGTTGGGATTTCCCTGACCGGCGCGGATTTCATTCCCGACGACCTCGTGCCTGAGGGCAGGCAGTCTGAACCGCTTGAGGCTGCCGAATGATGTCTTATCTGGCATGTCGCTCTCCTTGACCGGGTTTCGATGATGTCACCATAGCGGCGAGGTTTTCGCCGTTCACCGAAGATTTTTCGAAAAAGATTTCCTTGAAGTGCAGGGAGGATTTCGTGCGCGCTATTTCCGACGATGACAGACAAAAGCTGAAGGCTGCCACCCGCCGCGCCGTGAAATCTGCCGGTGGCGGCGACAGCTTTGCGCATGTGACCCGAGTTTCCGAAAGTCAGCTATCAAAATACGGACTGGCATCGGACGAACATCAGGACGCATTCATACCGGTTGATGTGGCTCTCGAGGCCGATGTCGAGGCCGGGTCGCCGATCATCGCCACCGCGCTTGCCGCTGCTCAGGGCTTCCGGCTGGTGCGCAATGCCAGTCCGGTTGACGATCACAGCCTCGGCTTTGCCGATATCTCTCAAATCAGCGTCGCCTTCTCCTCCTTCCACACCCGCATGCACGAGGCGCTGGCCGATGATGGCCGCGTTGATGAGGCCGAACGTCGCAGGATACTCAAGGACTTCGACAAGTTTATGCGCACGCTCTTCACGACCATGGGGCGGGTGTAGTCATGAAAACGCCAGCGCCAGACATTGCCTCCACCGCTGCCTGCTTTCTTTCCGATGGTTCCGTGGCAGGGCCGTCTACCGAAGGCGAGCGTGAGAAGCATTTGGCGCCAGTCAGTTTTTCGATTCCGATGCCTCCAAGCACGAACCATCTCTTCAAAAACGTCAAAGGTGTCGGGCGGGTCAAAACCAAGGCCTACCAAGATTTCTGCCTGATGGCCGTCGCCGCTATTCGCCGGCAGAAGGTCGCGAAGATAGGCGGCTACGTCACCATGGTCTGGGCGGTGGAGCGCAGTTCACTGCAGGCTGACATCTCGAACCGGCTCAAGGCCGCTGAGGACGCCATCGTCATGTCTGGGATCATCGACGATGACCGGTTCGTCACAGCTCACACGATCACCTGGGCGCCGAAGGCAAACGGCATGGCCCACGTGCAGATTTACCCGATCCAGCGAATGACGCTGGACTTCTACCCGTCGCAGGATGGCGCGAGCGGCGCGTGGATTGTCAGAGCGCCAGAACAGGAGAATGAAATCAATGGCGATTTCCCTCAACAATCTCAGGACGGTCAGGGCTGACAAAGCTCCGCGTGTTCTGATCTATGGCCCACCGGGCATCGGAAAGACGACGCTTGCGAGCGAGTTTCCGAACGCGGTCTTTCTGCAGATCGAAGACGGCACGCCGGGCGATGTCGAACTGACCAGCTTTGGCAAGCTCGACAACTTCGGCGACGTGATGGATGCGCTTGGCGCGCTCTACCAGGAAGATCACGGTTTCAATACCGTCGTGATCGACAGCGTTACCGAGATGCAGCGGCTGATCTACGCCGAAACATGCGCGCGCGGCGACGACAAGGGCAATGCGAAAGCCAACATCGAGGACTTCGGTTATGGCAAGGGCTATGTCTATGCCATGCGCGTCGCCCAGGAGTTCATCGACGGTATCAACTTCCTTCGCACCGATCGAAACATGGCCGTGGTGCTGATCGCTCACTCATCGGTCCAGCGGTTCGATGATCCGGAGACGGTCAGTTATGACCGCTACGAGATCGAAATCCGCTCGTCCGATAAGGCCAACTCAAACCTTCGTGGCCTCTTCGAGCGCGAGATGGATGCGATCATTCTGCTGAAGCAGCCGGTGACGGTGAAGACCGAAGAGCAGGGCTTCAACAAGGAGCGGGCGCGCGCCGGCGGCGGCGGCACGACGCTGATGCATGCGGTCGGCCGCCCAGCCTATACGGCCAAGAACCGGTACGGCATTCCGCCGGAAATCCGATACGACAAGGGCACGGGCTTTGATGCTCTCGCACCCTATTTCCCCGACTTTGTTGGCCTTGCGCCGGCAGGCCAGAAGGAGGCTGCATAATGGTTCAGATCGCAGGACATTACGACGAACATGCCGAGGCGTCGACAGGTTTCGACCCGGTTCCTTTCGGGGACTATCACGCCAAGATCATTGAAAGCGGCATTGAGGACATCTCCCGCAACAACGACCGGGGGCGCTGCTTGCAGCTGACCTGGCAGATCGAGGGCGGCGAATACAATGGCCGGCTGGTCTGGCAGCGGTTGAACATGTGGGCCGAGAACATGAACAACCTCGACAAGGTCCGCAACATCGCCAACTCGCAGTTTGCCGCCATTCGTGAGGCGACCGGAAAAACTTCGCCTCGCGACAGCGAGGAGCTGCATTTCATCACGTGCACCATCAAGGTGAAGGTGCAGAAGGATCCAAACGGTCAATTCCCGGATCGCAACGAAATCACCGCGGTCAAGCCAGCGGCAAGCACGCGCCAGAGCGGGCCGGCTCGGCAGTCACCGCAACGCCCAGGACCGAGTGCGCAGACAGCCCCTGCTGGTCAGCGTTCGGCGCCTTGGCCTTCGCGGCAGCCTGCTTCCGCCGGACTGGACGACGATATTCCATTCTGATGATGCGGCCGGGCGGCGATAAGGCCTCGAAAACCGCGCCGCCCGGAACCCCTCCAAACAATCCGTTTTCAGCATTGCTCGAAAGGACCGAGACAATGAACGATATCGCTTTGCCTAGCAACAGGCGGCTCTATCTCGACATCGAAACTATCCCGACACAGGATCCGAAAACCTATGCCGAGATCGCCGGCAGGATCTCGCCACCGGCCAGCATGAAGAAGGCCGAAACCATCAAGAAATGGGAGGAAGAGCAGAAACCGCAGGCTGTGGCGGATGCAATCGCCAAGACCTCGTTCGATGGCGCTGCCGGGCACATTTGTTGCATTGGTTGGGCGCTCGATGGCGAGCACTTGGACAGTCTCTCTCTGGGCCCGGACATCGCGCTCGAGCATGAGATGCTGACCACATTTTTCGAAGAGATCTCGTGCCAGCTCCCGCGGTATGGGACCATTCAGATTGTCGGCCACAATGTCATTGGCTTTGACCTTCGGTTTATCTGGCAGCGTTGCCTTATCCTCGGTGTTCGGGTTCCGGGCTGGTTCCCGCGCGATCCGAAGCCTTGGAGCGACGATGTCTTCGACACGATGACCGCCTTTGTAGGAAGTCGAGCCAAGAAAGACGACTCGATCTCGATGGATCGACTTTGCGGCGCCTTTGGGCTCGAGGGAAAGGGCGACATAGATGGGTCGCAGGTTGCCGGGCTTTGGAGCGACGGTGAACATGAGACCATCGCTGCCTATTGCCGCGACGATGTGGAGAAAACGCGGGCGCTGCATCGCAAGATGATGGTTGCGCTGGGTGAGACGGAGGCTGCGTGATGGTCAGCCTTCCAATCCCGAAGAGCCTGACCGCAGACAAGGTCAAGGCAACGACGCGCGAGGAAATGCTAAAACAGCGGCTTTCGCTCTCGGCCTGCACTGGGTGCAATCGTCGAGCATGGTATGACTTCCTTCTGTTCGGGCAGGGACGCGACATGCGTCCCGACCACAGTCGATCAGGCGATATCGCAATCGCATTGAAGGGGGTTGTCGTTCGGTGGCTGGCCGCTGCCGGTATGACGGTCGAGACAATTAATGCAGCAACTGGCGAGATGTTGGCCGCGTCTGGTTTCGATGGTCACCTATATTCGCCGATCGATGGGATCGTCACGGGCGTGCCCGAGGCGCCAACCAAGCGGCATCTGCTGATCGTTGCGGCGCTTAAGGCTGCCGACTTCGCAAAGCTTGAGCGTCAAGGTGTCGAAAACGTCCGGCCGGAAGTTGTCGCGCGTGCTCAGCTTGGCATGCACCTGCTGGGCGTTGAGCGGACACTCTTTGCCTTCTGCAATCGCGACACGGGCGACTTTGGCGCTGAACGTATTCGGTATGACGCGGCGCACGCCGGATCGCAGGCCGTACGGGCTGAGTGGATTGTCGATACCCGCCGAGCGCCGGCGCGCATCAGTGAAAGCCCCGAGTTCTTCGTCTGCGCGCATATGTGCAGCCGCGCCGACATCTGCCATGGCGGTGTGCTTCCGCCGCGACATTGCAGGACCTGCCTGCACGTTACCCCCATCAATGACGGCCAGTGGTACTGCGACCGGCACGAAAAGGAGTTGTCGTTCGATGACCAGCTAAACGGCTGCCCGAACCACCTTTTCATTCCGGATCTCGTGCCGGGCGAGCAGGTCGACGCGGATACGTCCGGCGAAACCGTGACCTACGAGCTTGGCAACGGGAAAACTTGGATTGATGGAGCGGAAAGGAGGGCGGCATGATCAACCTCCGCTACTACCAGGACGAGGCGAAGCAGGCCGTCATGAATTTCTGGGTCCAGGGCGGCGGTAATCCGCTGATCGATCTGGCCACCGGCACGGGCAAGAGCATGGTTATTGCGTCGATGGTGCAAGACTTGCTGCGCGACTATCCGACCTTTCGCGTTCTGATGCTCACTCACGTCAAAGAGCTTGTTCAGCAAAATTTCATGGCGTTGTTGCGTGTGTGGCCGGACGCGCCGGCGGGGATCTATTCGGCCGGATTGAACAGGCGAGACGTGCACCACCGCATTACCTTTGCCTCGATCCAGTCAGTCTACAACAAGGCCAGTCAGCTCGGGCGCCGGGACCTCATCTTGATTGATGAGGCGCATCTGGTGCCGCTCAAAGGCGAGGGCATGTATCGACGATTGCTCGATGATCTCTACGCCATCAATCGTGATGCCCGGGTGGCTGGTCTGACTGCTACGCCTTACCGGCTAGACACCGGACGTCTGGACGAAGGCGACACCCGTCTCTTCGATCAGGTCGTGTATTCCTACGGGATCGCGAAAGGTATCGAGGACGGCTTCCTGTCGCCATTGATCTCCAAGGCCACTGCGGCTCGGATCGACGTTTCCGAGGTCAAACGGCGCGGCGGTGAGTTTGTGCCTGCCTCACTTGAAGGTGCTGCCGACGCGGTAACCCAGGAGGCGGTCTCCGAGATCGCTGACCTCGGCGCCAACCGCAAGTCTTGGCTTGTGTTCTGCGCCGGCGTCAAACACGCGTTGAACGTTCGGGATGCGATCCGCGCTTCAGGTTTTTCATGCGAGACTGTCAGCGGTGAGACGCCGTCCGGTGAACGTGACAACATCATCCGACGGTTTCGCGCCGGTGAAATCCGGTGCCTCACCAACGCCAATGTACTGACCACCGGTTTCGACGTGCCGCAAGTCGACCTGGTTGCCATGTTGCGGCCGACGCTTTCGACATCACTCTACGTGCAGATTGTCGGGCGCGGAACGCGACTATCGCCGGGCAAGGACAACTGCCTTATCCTCGATTTCGCGGGGAACGTTCGGCGGCATGGTCCAGTCGATGAGGTATCCGTGTTGCCAAAAGCCGGTGGCGGCAGTGGCGAGGGAAAGGTCAGCGTTGATCGCGTCGCCGCGAAGGAGTGCCCGGAATGCTGCGAGCTGATGGCTCTCAACGCACGGTCCTGCAAGGTTTGTGGCTACGAGTGGCCCCATGAGGACAAGCCGAAGCATGAGGGGCAAGCCGAAAGCCAGGTCGGCATTCTGTCGAGCGAGCAGGTCGCTCCAACCATGTTGCCGGTCGTCGACTGGCGTATTCAGAAGCACGCAAAGCTTGGTGCGCCAGATAGCCTCCGGGTCGGCTTCATCGCAGGATTGATGGAGTATCCAGAGTGGGTGGCGTTCGATCATGGCCGGTCAGCATTTGAGCGTGCTTGCCAATGGTGGTCGATGCATGGCGGCGGAGGTGTTCTCGCAGCTCTTT